TTTTAAGTCCACCAGATCTAACTATTAGTCTTTCCCTACCAAAAACTGCTAGTTCTTCCTTTCGTTGCGTCGTTTATCTCCTATCAAAGACTAAAAAAACAAGATTAATTGTTTAGTTTGATGGGCTTAAGAAGTACTGAGAATACATTTACAATTGGAGGATGTTTTATATGAGTAATAAGAAGCGTACCTCAATTGCCTCTACGCCTGAGGAACGAGAAAATATATTAATCTCGTTGGCTTATGATGCTGCTGAGGAACGAATCAGGAGTGGTAAAGCATCTTCTCAGGAGATAATACATTTTCTAAAGATGGGATCTTCCCGAAATGAATTAGAAATGGAAAAATTAAAGAACGAGAATGAAGTATTAAGAGCTAAGGCAGATGCTATAGGTTCTCAGCAGGAGATAAAGGAGATGTATGGCGAGGCAATGAAGGCATTTAAAGTGTACAGCGGACAAGAGGAAGAAGATGAGTACTAGATCGTATGAAGAACTTATTACTATTCCAGACTATGATGGTAGAATAAAATATTTACAAACCAATAATGTAATTGGCGAAGATACTTTTGGTGGATCCAGAATGTTAAACCAAATGTTTTATAAGTCTGACGAATGGAAAGCACTTAGACGCGATGCTATTATTCGAGATAAGGATAACGACTTGGGAATCCCAGGTATGAAGATAGTTGGTAAAGTATATGTACATCACATAGAGCCAATAACTAAGGAAGATTTATTATCTCGAAATGATAAAGTGTTATCACTAGATAATGTTATTTGTTGTTCAGATATAACACATAAAAGAATACATTATGGGGACTCTGAAGAAGAGATAAGAAAGCTATCTGGCGATAGGAAGTCTAACGATACTAAATTATGGTAGGAGGTTTATATGAAATATAGATTAAACAAAGGTGCAAGGGTACATTCTCGTCCTGAACTAGATAGCCCTACTATAATAGAATTGGATTCTGGAACTATAATCGATGGAAAAGTAGTAGATAAGTTTATAGAGTTTAAAGCTCTTATAGTTTTTGGAGAACCGATGATTGGATATGTTTCAGAGAAGTTAGTTGATAAAGTAAAAAAAGAAGTTGAGGTATAAATTATGGCATTGTCGACACCGATCTTAACTTCTGTAAAAAACTATTTAGGCATACATAAAGAGGATGAGTCATTTGATGAAATATTAATAGATAATACAAAAATGAGTCTACTTGAAATGACAGACATAGGGGTTATTGATGATGCTGATGGTGAACCGGATTTTAGCGAAGTTACAAATAAAACAACATGGGAAGAAGTAATGCGAAAATTGTATCCAAGATTGGATTCAAAAGTTAAGAACTTATTGCCATATGTTGAAACTTTTATTTGTATATCTGTAAGATTGTTATTTGATCCACCGGCTTCACAGATGATTTTACAGATGTTAAAAGATAAAAAGAATGAATTGATATATCGTTTGAATAGGCATTTAGATGAAACAACCTGGACCGGAGGTGATAAGAATGGACGAGATTAAACATTTTAACCACAATCATGGAAAAGATGGACGGTTCACGTTTGGCTCTGGTGGTTCTAAATCATTACAATCGATTGCTAGTAAAAAGCTTAAAGATACAAACAAAGAGTATAAAGGCCCGTTTAAAAAAGCTAGAAAAAATGCAGATAAAAAACGAAATACTAAGATTCGTTCAGCAAGAGCTAAAATTGCTAGTATTAAAAAAAAGATGGATGAGCGTAGCGCCGAACATGTAAAGAAGGAAATCAGAGAAGCGATAATAGAGGGAAACGCAAAAAAAGTCATGAAGAATTATCGTTCGATGACAACCGATGAATTGCAAGAGGCTAAGAAAAGAATCTCATTAATCAATGATTTGAATAAGATATCTAAAGATTCAGATAAATCATTTATTAAGAAACTTTTGAATACCGATACAAAGAAAGTCGGTGGATTCTTAGATTTAGCTAATAAAGGTATGGATACATATGGTAAATATTCGAAGTTCAAAAAAGAGTTAGCTGATACTAATAATTCGAATGAAGTTCAAAAAGTTATAGAAAAATATAAAGATGTTGAACTTCCAGATGATGGTTATAAACCAAAGCACATGAAAGAGATTAAACACTCTGACGAACTTTGGCATTATAATCACAATCACGGTAAAGATGGGCGTTTTACATTTGGGAATACCCCATTAACCACGTATAAAGATCCGGAAGAATTACTAAATAGTAATACAGAACTTGATAAATATATGCCACAACGTAAACCTGGAGAGTATTAAAATGTCTTTATCTAATACTGCAGTCCCTATATATTATGGAGAATTCCGAGACAAAGTTCTTCGTGGCGAGATAGTAGTAAATGAATGGATTTCTATGGAAATGAATCGTATAGATGAACTTATAGCCGATCCAAGATATTACTATGATGATAAAGCAATTGATGGATATGTTAAATATTGTGAGAATGAATTAACATTAACTGATGGCGGAGATTTAAAGTTATTAGATTCATTCAAACTATGGGCAGAGTCTGCATTATCTTGGTTTTATTTTATTGACCAAAAAGTATTTATTCCTGGTAAGCATGGATCTAGTGGTAGATATGTTATCAAGAAAAAAAAGAAACGTTTAGTTAATAAACAATATTTGATAGTTGCCAGAGGCGCAGCTAAATCTATATATGGCTCAACGATTCAAAGTTTTTTCTTGAATATAGATACTTCTACAACACACCAAATAACTACAGCGCCTACTATGAAACAGGCTGATGAGATATTATCACCTATTAGGACTGCGATTACTAGAGCTAGAGGTCCGCTATTTAAATTCTTGACGGATGGTTCTATACAAAATACCACAGGTAGTGCGATGAACAGACAAAAGCTAGCATCTACCAAAAAAGGTATTGAGAATCTATTAACGGGTTCATTGTTAGAAATAAGACCAATGTCTATAAATAAACTGCAAGGATTAAGATGTAAGATCGCAACAGTTGATGAGTGGTTGTCTGGCGATATTCGAGAAGATCCAATAGGTGCAATTGAACAGGGGGCTTCAAAGATAGATGATTGGTTAATCATAGCTACAAGTTCTGAGGGAACAGTTCGAAACGGTTCTGGTGATAATATCAAAATGGAGTTAAAAAGTATACTCCGAGGTGATTATTATGCGCCACATATATCAATCTGGTATTATTGTTTAGATGATGTTCGAGAAGTTGGCGATCCAGATATGTGGGTTAAGGCTAATCCAAATCTTGGAAAGACTGTATCTTATGAAACATATCAGTTAGATGTTGAAAGAGCCGAAAATAATCCAGCCGCACGAAATGATATCCTAGCAAAAAGATTCGGTATACCAATGGAGGGATACACATATTTCTTTACATATGAGGAAACATTACCACATATGCGTAGAGACTATTGGAATATGCCATGCGCGCTTGGCGCCGATCTATCTCAAGGTGATGACTTCTGTGCATTCACATTTCTATTCCCATTAAGACAAGATGAATTTGGTATTAAGACTAGAAGCTATATAACAAGTCGAACTTTTGGAAATCTTCCATCTGCCATGGCAGTTAAATATCAAGAATTTATTAATGAGGGTAGTTTAGTTGTATTCGAAGGTACAACATTAGAAATGATGGATGTGTATGATGATCTAGATAAGTACATTATAGATTGCGGATATGAAGTAAATTGCTTTGGATATGACCCGTATAATGCTCAGGAATTTATAGCTAGATGGTGTAATGAAAATGGTAGCTATGGTGTTGAGAAAGTTATACAGGGTAGTAAGACTGAATCGGTACCCCTTGGTGAATTAAAGAATTTATCAGAAGATAGGCTATTATTATTTGACCAATCGCTTATGTCGTTTGCGATGGGTAATTGTATAGTTTTAGAAGATACTAATGGTAATCGAAAACTATATAAAAAACGGCATGATCAAAAAATAGATAATGTTGCTGCTATGATGGACGCATATATTGCGTGGAAAAGAAACAAGGAGATGTTTTAAATGAGTGAAATAAGACACGGTAGAAGAGGACCAAATAAGCATCATAAGTATTTGAAGATAGTTAACGGTAAATATATTTATCCTGAAGATTTAATTCAGAAGGGTAAAGATTTTGTTTCTGATACTAAAGATGCTGCAGAAATAAAAGCAAAAGAACTCATTCTTAAAGGAAAGAAAGAAGGTCGAAAATTACTAAAAGATTCTGGATATGCTGATTACAGCGGACCAGAAGGACTAGTTAAAAGAGGTAAGGAATTTATCTCTGATGCTAAAGATACTGCCGATATAAATTATAGAAAAGCCAGACTCAAGACCAAGAAGGCTGGAAGACCAGTTGTTAGAAAGATTCCAAGAACTATTAATGAAATAGAATCTCGTGGTAGGAAACTAAAGAGAGAACTCGTTAGAGATTATAATAATAGTAAAAATAATAGAATCATAAAGCGTGGTGCTGTTGCTCCTATTGTAAAAAGAGTAGATTACGAGAAACGAATTGATCAAAAAAATGGCAGATATGGTGCGCGTAAGAGTAGATTAGAAAAGCACGCTGAAAATATTGTAAGAATAAACCAGAGAAATGGTAAGTTTACAAAGCGTAAAAATGTTAATAATGCGGTTGGTGTAATCGCTAATGAAGCTCGAAAGGCTAGAAGAAATACAGTTAGATCGAATAATTATGGATATGATAGAACTACTAATTATGGAAGACCTAAAATGAACACTGCAAGTAACGCAGCTGAAAGAGCATTTAATTCTATGAAGATGCCTAAAGTTAGAAAGGTAAAGAAATCTAAACTAAAAGAATTTATGAATAACTTCAAAAAGAAGAAAAAAGGTCAAAGAATAAAAACCAGTGACGGAGATACTAGGATTCTTTCTAGCACAGTTAGATATAGGTAATGATAAGGAGATAACACATGGCATCTATAACTGAACGTATTAGTAGGGCATGGAATGCTTTTACATCTCGCGACCCGACAATACGAGAGTATGATTATGGTGCATCTTACGGAATGCGTATGGATAGACCAGCAATAACTAGTAGTAGAAATAATACTATTATTAATTCTATATATAAT